TTGTGCTTATATCTCTGTCTTGACAAAAATTTGGTACCATCCAACCTCTCATGTGTCAGTAGTACATGAGAATAATATGATGGCCAACTAGATGCTTGACTCCAGTTGTTAAAGTTACCTTCAAACCACTCTAAAAATTCTTCAAGCATTGAACTTGATTGCTAACGTAAACCTATACATTGGAGCAGAGAATGACTGCTGCCTTGCTGAGTGTGGTATAGTGCTGTCAAATATAATTATTCTGCCAGGTATGAATGGTGTAATGTATTCTATTTCATCAGAGTTATCATCTAACAGTATAGTTTCTCCACCCCACTCATGTTTCCACTCTCTATTCATATAGTATAGTAATGTCTTGTCTCCCTTGCGTGAACTATCGCAATGTACATCAGGACTTTCACTGTGGATGCCACAATTTACATATGCTTTCTCAACTTTGGAAGGTACATACTTACTAAGATAGTCCCCTACACCATCAGACATGAAGTTATCCATAACCCATTTCTGATCCACATAGGAGACAGGTTTTTGTGTTTTTATATCCTGTACGTCGAACTTATTTTTACCACTCAGTTGATATGGTAACCTACATGCTTCGACATATAATTTGATCTGCTGTTGTGTAGATATTAAATCATCTATCACAGTCACTTCACCGTTCGACAGTTTCATCCTTGGACTTCAGTCTTTTACGAATCATTTTAGCATACTGTCTCTCTGCGAGAGACCAGTTCTTTTTGTCTTTGATTATTTTTTTAGCAGTTTTTCGGATTGATTCCGAATTACTCATTGTATTTTAGTATCGTTTTGGTATTTTGTGATATGGTGAGTCGTCTTCGTTGTCGTTAAACAAGTCGTCATTGATATCCTCTAGGAGAATATCCAACTCAAATCCCTCTTCTATGAGGTAAGAACTACCACTATATAGCATTTGATTTGTCAAATGTGGTTTTTCCTCTGCCAACACCACTGCTTTTATATTGTCAGGTGTGTCATCTTCATCAAATGAGAAGGGGATACCGTTTATGAAGTATACCTTACATACACCTATTCCGTCAATAGTGCGAAACTCCTTGTAGAGTTGTGTTATTTCTTCCATAAAAAATCAAAAGGGCATTTCTTCTCTGTCTCCTCTTCTTTCCTCAATCTTTGTTTGATGAGGTTCCATGAGAAGTTTTTGTGCCAGTCTTTGAGCCACAAGCTTTGTAGTTGTCGCTTAAGCACTTCTTTAGGGATTGATCGTTTTTCAAGTGTGAATTTGACATCTCTTGTTCTTTGGCTAGAGAATCTAACATAGCAAAGCGGGGATCCTTTTTCGAGCCAGATGTTTTGGTCATAGGTCTTGATTGTAAATCCTAGGTTAATAGGTCGTTGCCATACCGAAATTGGAAAGGCACCAGACACTGTGTCTAGTCCTAATCGTGACATTTCTGGATGTTGGAATTGCTCCAACCACACGTCAGTGTCTTCAGTCCAGAAACAATAACCTTGTTTGAACTGAATCTCTGGGTGTTTTCCTTCTGTCCATCCATCACCAAGCATAAAATAAGCATCAAACTTATCTTGATCTAAGTTTGACTCCAATCTTTGCTCGGTAGACTTATATATGAACCCAAGGGGGAATGACTGTCTCATTACCCACGTGTTCTTGTAATATTCTTTGAACGCGGGGCATTGATAATGTCTATATGTTGTAGGATAGTCTTTAAGAGCAGGAGTTGGTGCTTCAAAGTAATCATCTGCCCAGAAATCTAGTTCAGATTCATCGGAGAAAGCATGTTCACTCCCACCTACAACATAATTGTAAAATATTTTTTTAGTCTTCATCTAACGCTTTTTCAATATCAGCGTCAAGTTGTGCTTGTTCTCTTGCTCTCGCTTCTGTTTGTTGAGCGAATGACTTACTGACCTTACGCTTGTCCACCTTACGTGGTTTCCCTGCTTTGTTTTCCTTGACGATAGTAATAGCATCACCAACGGTTGCTATCTCTCCTGCTTGCTCGTCTCGTATTTCTACGCTGAAGCATTCCTCAAGAAACATGACTAACTCAACCATGTCGAGTGAGTCTAGCATCAGGTCATTCTGGATGTGACTATCCCACTTAATTTCAGTGTCTAGTTCTTCCACCCTTTCACCCAATGTTTCAGCAATAGCAAGTGATGCTACTTCTAATAGCACATCATCTGTTACTGGTTTGGGGGCAGCACGTAAGATATCTTTGATCTTATAAAACGTTGCTGAGTGTGACATAATTAATACTTGTACGATACTTCATTTATTTGGCACGTTGCTCTGACAAATTCTAATACCCTCATAAATTGGTCAGTATCATCACAGTTAAGAATCTGTACTTCAGATTGGTCACTGGTAATAGTAAATCGACGTGCGGGGATATCCACCTCACACATTTTTAAGTAGTCTGTTTCCATGGATCTCCAAAATCACTGTCCTTATGATAAGGCAGTGGGTAAGCATTTGGGGTCGACATTGTGCCACTATGACATCTGGCATACTTGATGATGTCATCAGCATAGTGTTTGATGTCCTCCAGATCAGCATGAATCTCTTTATAGATCTTCATAGCATTCTTCTGGTTGGGTATCCCCTTAACTTTCTCCTCTATGTAGTTTGCTTTCTCTGCGTTAATAAAGTCAACGAGAGTTTTAGCCTGACTAGAAGAAATTGTCATACCAAACATGTGTTTGTTCCTTTACTATAGTACATTCAAGTCAGAATGTCAATTAAGGTATATTCCGTTATTACAGGTGATAGTGAATGAACTTCCAGACGCTGACATATTTGCAGTTCCACTTGCTGACATCATGAAATCATTTGTGTTTATCTTTACGTCGCTGCTGCCTGTCTGGAGTTCCCAACCCACTCCTCCACTGGTTGAGGTGTCCATGTTAGAAGGTGCTCCACCCTCTATACATTGAATATCGTTGCCATGGGTAGTGGTCTTTGCCTTCCCTTGGACTTCTGTAAAACTATTTCTGCCAACTTTATTGTATTGGCACCCTTCGACATTAAATCGGAGATCACCCGCTGACTCTATAGCGAAAGTGCCCCCTTCTTTATCCATTCTAATCACACGGTTACCATTGATAACCTCTGTTAACTGTCCTCCTGCCTGCATGTCCAGCTTCTTGAAGGTACATCGTTCGTTAATAGAGTTAGCTATGACTCTGATTTCGTTGTCGGCATTGATACCAATATTGGATGTAGAATCTATCATCATAGTTCCACCAACCTTTAGTTGATATTCACCGTCCACTCTGTCATACCTGTTGCCCTCTACCTCTGTGTGTAGGTCTCCCTCCACATTCAGATGAGCATCACCGATAACTTGAATGATAAGTTTGTCGTCCTTTTTGTTTTTACCGACCTTAAGGGTGGTCGTCCTGTCACTATTTAGGTGTAAATCTCTCGCACTGATGATATATGTGTCTTCTTCTTCGTCCATTTCGATCAAAGAACCAGTCGCACCATGGATTAATCTGATTCTTTCACCATCTTCTGTATTGTCAAATTCCATCACATGACCCGCTGAGGTCACTGTCACCCAGTTCTTTGGATATTTGGTTATGTGTTGAGGATTATCATTACTCTCTTCACTACCATCGAATAGTTCTGTATTTGTGGTATCTTGTCTTGCCATTAGTATCCTCCTCCACCACCGCTACTAGGTGGATTATATTGTTGTGGTGGTGTGGTGTTCTCACTAGGTGGATCCACTGTAACAGGTGTGTCTGGTGTCTCTGTGATACCAGTTGCTATGGTGGTTGAACCTGGTGATGGGTCTGATACACCTGTAACCTCTGTCTCAATAGTTTTTATTGATCTGTCTGGTGGATGACCAACACAGTCAATATAAGATTGAGTTTCAAAGATCTCAGTGAACTTAGTAGGTCCTACGTACTGATATGTAGGTGTAATATTAGCACCATACCCTTCTGGATCTACGATCCGAGGTCGTACAAATCCTACTGTCTTTGTATTGATAGTTGGAGTGAGTAATCTACCCTCTATATCAACAGATATATCACCGATCTCGTTAGGTCCGACATATATCTTAGGTTCTTTGTATCCTTTACCTACGTTTGTGATGTCGATAGTGTCGAGCACTGGTAGTATGTCATCACAGTTAGCATATAATGCTGTAGCATTAGCAGGAATAGCGAGGTCATAGAATGTTTTTAATGGGTTGAGTGTGAACTTAAACAGACCACCAGATGTCTGTAGTTTTAGACCAGGTGGAATGATGTCAGTCTTCTCTAGTGTTGCTAGAGCAACCAGTCCAGTGTTGTCATAATCATATTCTATGATCTGTAGTATTGCTGTATTTGGATCACCATCTGATTCTTGGTAGAATAGTACATCTCCTGTATCAGCGTAGTCATTTAGCTCTACCTTGTCTATGAGGTAGAACTTCTGTTCTCTTGGGCAATAGGTATTGTCAGGATCTAATCCATATCCTACGCCTGGTTTATCTACTCTTATCTTCTCTATTTTACCACTCTTAATAATAGGAGTCAACTTAGCACCAACACCCTCTGGTTCATTACATGTGAACATTGCTCTGACTTTAGCAGTCGTGTCAATGTTAGAACCTTTATTACGCATGAATACACCAACCATAGCACCTATGTCATCAATGATAGGCAATGCTCTGATGAGACTTGTGGACTGTGCATTGTCAAAAATTAATTCTGGGAAGCAAGGTTTCTTACGTCTGTTGCTTGGACTACAGTTTAGACTATCAAAGTTGATCGTACCATCTGATGCACGTATAGGATATACACTGTCAAACTTCTCTACTAAGCTCTTACCCTTCTCAAATGTCTTAGAGGTTACACCTGTTCCTGCTGCACCAACCTCTGCGAACTCACCGTTCTTGGTGTTAAATGCTTTCTTGACAAGTTTACCACCTATCAACTTAGTCACTGGAACCCATCCACGTGAGTTAGGTATGGCTGTGCCAACTAGCTGAGTCTTACCATCTTTCAAAGCACTCTTCGCTGCGTCACTGTACTGACTCATCTGTTTCTTCTGTTTATCACCTTCACTCTCTTTACCTCCTGCTCCTGTCTCGAATGTTGATAATCCAAGAGCACAAGATAGATCTCCTTCACAAACCATGTCGATTAGATCTAATACTTTGTTTGTAATCTGTTGAATAAGAGCAGCGTTGTTCTTGATAGCACTCAATGCACCATCAAGGATACCTAGTGCAGTGTCAAGACCTTTCATCAACTTGTCCATCAATCCACCGAACAAGTCTGAGAATATATCCTGTGCCAAACACAACGCAGCGTCCAGTGCTTGTCCTATAAGATCTTTCAACAGTCCACCGATGACATCTGCCAGTTCATTGAAGAGTTGTTTGAAGAGACAGTCAACAAGATCTCCTATGTTCTTGAGCTGATCCACAGCTGGATCTAATAAATCTGGATCAGGAATCTTGATGTCATTGATAGTATCCTGAATCTCTTTCTGTACTTCTTTTAATACTGTACCCTTAACGTTAGCCAGTACACCACCCATGAACCCCTGTATTCTGGTCTGTATTGCTTCTATCTCTCCTGCTACGTCTTCTATCTTACCTGTAGTCTTATTGATAAACTCACCTATCTCGTTCTTCTCTATACCTCTAGCAAACTTTAGGAACTCAGCAGTAGCACCCTTGATCTTCACATCTGCGGGTGTACCACACTTACCATTACCTACATGTATAGTATATTTCTTTCTCTCATCAGCCTTCTTCATTGCCTCAGTCTGCTTCTGTGCATCACCACGTTCGTTGACTGTTGAGACTGTATCTTCCTCAGTGGTTATTTGTACAGGAGCACTTGTATTACCTGTCTTTGAATCAGTAGATACTGTGTCAGCTGTACCACCTACGATACCACCACCTGTACCATGCTTATCTGGAATGAAATCTGGTGCATGTATCTGCTGATATGCTTTACTACTCTCTTGTGGTAGTTTAGTGTATATGTCATTTGGGTTCTGGTCACTGATACTACCCATAATGATAGGTATCTGAGCTGAGGATCCATCCATAAAGAATCCAACTACCCATGAACTAACCTGTAACTGTTGAATAGAACCCATACCACTCTTCATGGCATAGACAGCTGGCATGATACAAGATGCCCAAGGTAAATCTCTGGTTGGTAGTACCTCTTTGTCTGGGTTATGATACCCTACAATTCTAACCTTAACCTTACCTGTATAATCGTAATCTAGTGACTCCTCACCATCGTTCTCTGGATCTGACCCGTCGTTCTCGACTTGTCCTATCCACCAGTTAAACCCATCTTTACCGATGGCATGTGCTGCACTTTCTAAATTCATTCTACACTATCTCTGTACAGTGTGACCTGAGTAGACATGGTATCTCTCTCTGTCAAGAATTGTCGGTATATCTTACCTATTATGTATCGACCACTAATCTCAGGATCTATGTCAGCAGTCTTAGCATTATATTTAGTGACCATAACCACATCTCCAATGTATAAGTCCATCTTACCCTCATACTGGAAGGTAGCTGACTGATTGAAGAACAACTGGTTTCGGATCATGGACTGACTGAGTTGTCTTGTTAGTTCTTGTGTGTATGTACCCTCTGTGTACATGGCTGAGTCTATTACCTTAGACATAATTCTAGTGGGTGCTCCACCAAGTTCTTCTCCACCAAATCTCTTGTAGAACTCTGGTAACTCTGATGCAGGGTTTAGTTTCTTCATTGAAGAATAGAAGTCATTAATAAAGAATGGTGTCTCAGTATACTTAAAGTCCTTCATGTCCAATGTAAATGTGGTACTAGCATAACTACCGAGGTTGAGACCACGGAATATGTCCGACGCACCTGATACAGTGAATCCATCTATAGCAATAGCGTCCTCATCTAATTCATCTGCTGTAAAATTTACTTTTATATCTTTAGCTGTTGGCTCTTCTACTAGAGAATCCATCGCTTTGAAATGATATCCTCTTCTGTCCTCATAGAATAGGTATCCCGCACTCTTCTTACCACTACCATCCTGTAGTATAGATCTCCATGCTAACCATGAAATGATAGTATATGGATCCCAGTATGGACTGACGAAAGATAGTTTAGTAGCACTCTCATCAACGTCAACTGTTTTATCTGTCTTTATCTCATCTTTCATCAACTCTGTCACTAACTCATGAGTGAACTTACCTCCTCCCTTACCAAATCTACGGGAAATTTTTTTAGCAGAATTTCTTACTGCGTCAACCGAAACACAATAGAGAGTTGCTTGTGACTTCTTACCATCTATAACCATCCTATCTTTAACATCATATATGACCATACTATATGAAATTATATTGCCATAGGTATCAGACCAAGTGATGTCGATAGGTTCCATACCTTGTATGTTTGATAGAACTGATGACGATGAGTCATTTAGTTTTATGATCAACAATACATTTGACTTAGTGATGTCCTCGATATAATGTAGCTCTAATAGATTATTACTTGTAAAAGGTTGCACCATCATACCCTGCTGATCCAGTTCTGGATCATACATTGATATACCTATCTTTAGGTCTAGTAACTCGAAATTTGCTTCTTTCTTCATACTATGTCGTTAGGTGTCTGTCCTCCATCTACAATACTAATGCTATGTAGTAGATGCTTACTAGGTTTTAGTGGTGCAGGAGGTAATGGATCTGACTCACCAATACCCATGGGTGTACCACCCATCTTGGCGATAGTCTGCATGATTGCTTCCATACCCATATCTGACTGTTCACTAGCTGACTTGATCTGCATGTTAGTGAGCTGACTCATATGCATCTCATTGTCCATGTTTACCTGATTAGTCAGACTGTTTATATCTTGATTATTATATTGACTGCCTTCAGTTGCGGGTTGTACTTTACCTAGAAGTCTACTTACTAATCCTGTAGCAGCTCTAACTTGTGTAACTGCCTTAGATTTCATAAACATATTCTTTGCACCCTGTGCGATATTGGTGATGCTATTTCTCATAGCATCAATCTTCGTATCACCCTGAGTTGATAACGTGTCAGGTGCTAGTGAAGGTCCTCCAAATGCATTAAGAGTTGGATCACCTTCCTCGAATCTTTTCTGGTCAGTACCAAAGTCATTCATATAGTTTTCATATTCTTGTTTAGCATCCCAGTTAGGGTCACCTTTACCCATTGCCTCAAAATCTTTTAAAGACAACCGTCCTTGATCGTGGTTAGATTTTGAGAATTTGGATTTGCCTTTGGGTCTCGATGCTCCCATACCAAAAGGTAAAAGCATTTTCAGCATGGAACCTACACCAAAACCTCCACCTTGTTTATCTTTCTTTTGTTTCTTCTTAGTTTTTACACCAAACGTCTTTCCTACCTTAGCTACCTGTCCTTCGATTGCTGCTCCCTCACCACCTGGCACATCCATGTTGTCCATCAATCCAGCTAATCCTGCTGCCACTGCCTTGAGTGGTAGTGCCATAGCATCTGCTAGTGCTTTCTTATACTCTTCTAGTCCTAAATCCTCAGTCAGCTCACTGGCAACGTTCTTCTTACCTACCAGTCCTAAGCTCTCTAGTGACTTGACACCTGATTTTGTTTCAGGTCTCTGAGCACTGGGGTTCAGGGAGTTCATCATAGGTGATGGAGCTACAGCACCACCCTCCTGTAGTTTAAGTCCAGAATTCTGTGATGTAGGAGGTAGTGCTATGTGATCGAAACCTTTGACTCTGCTTGGAGGTTGTACAGTTGCACCATCTGCTCCATCATCACCCTTATCTCCCTTGTCACCTTTCTCTGGTTTCTCTGGTTTCTCTTTCTCTACGGGTGCTTCTTCTTCTTCGTAATCATCATCCTCACTGAAGTCATCTGTTTCAGTCAGATCCATAGGAGGAAGAGCACCTGGCGATATGAAGTTAGCAAACTTCTTCATCGTGGTCTTTGCTTTCAAGACCTCGTAACCATTTGCTAAATCTTTCTTTATCCTACCGTTAGCTGAATCATCTCTCTTGTCTGCCTCAGCAAGTTGCTGCATGTTCTCGGCAAGCAAGAAGTCCTTGTACTTGTCCTCTCTGAACATAGTGTCCAAGAGTTTATTACGATCATCAAAGAGACCTGTAAGGTCACTAAGAACCTCATGTACATTTTC